TAATACCTCAACAGCTAGTAGCTGGTCCGTGATCTTGCGGTGCGTTACCGTGGTCGATAACTTAAAGCCAGTCGGTAGCTTGTTCTCACTAACTGCTTTCTCAAGCGCGTACTCTTCAACGTCCGCTACCCAGGTCCGTAGGTCCTGTGCCTTGGCTAGCACGTTGGCTAGTTCTTCTTCGTCTAAAAGGGGCGGCGCTCTAAACTCTTGCTTAGCGAGCTCCGTATTGAAGTCAGAACGCGCTCTGCATTGCGCTTTCGCACGGCAGAATTGACAATGGTCGCCGGGGATAAACTCACCGGATCCGCTCCATGCTTTTTTTGCTTTAGGTTTAACAAAGTAGCTGGCCCAGTCTATGAGTTTATTAACGGTGGTGCCGTCAGTACTGATACTGTCCAGGCGAGGCTGGTGGATCGTGTAGGATACTTCTTTGATGTCCGGATACTCTTCTTTAAACTTGGAATAAGCACCCAGCGCATATAATCGTAGCTGGGTGTTGTCGATCGCGGAGACAGACACACCCTTTCCAAACTTGAGGTCGATGACACGAATGGCGTGCTTAGAAAGTATAACCACGTCGGCCGTACCAAATCCGTCAGGCACCCAGTCAGAGAAGTCCACGCGTTGCTCAAATAACGGGGTGTCACCATCACCGATCTGAGAGCGTACATATAGAACGTAATTATCGACGTTAGCCTCGAAATCGTCGTTGTAGTAGGGTGTGTTTTTAATTGTGTCATATTCTGTCTCGTATTCCTCGGTTCCAATTTGTCCAAAATGCTGGCGAAGTTTTATCTCAGCCAGTGAGTGGGCGGTAGTGCCCTCTTGGCTAAAATCAAATGCGTCTGAATTTTTCTTTGGTTCGGGGAGTGTTGCCTCTAGTCTGGCGCTTGGCGTACATGTTAGCCATCGCTTAGATCCGGAGGCGCTTAATAGCGCGTGTGCGGTCATCTTATTCTTTCAATTCTGTTTAGGTATATATACTAATGCAAAAATAAAGGCCCCGTAGGGCCTTTTTTGGTCAAAACTGAATATTTATTTTTCTTAGGACTTTAGGGCGGAAATCAAATCGGCTATCTCTTTTTGGAAGTCGATCTTTGCTTCGATCTTCGCTTCTATTTTAGTGTCCCGCGTCTCTCGGTAGTCTTGCTGGAACTGGCCACGTAGCGCAATCTCGGCCAGTCGGCTGTTGTATCCCTTGTTGTCGACGTTTGCCAGTAGCTCACGCTCCCAGTACGCCTGTGCGTGGACCAGGGAAAGGTCCAAGGCCTCGGCAAAATCCGGGTGCTTCTTTTTCCAGGTCTCTGCGGTGCCTTTTGATATGCTCAGGTCGGACCATATCATTTTTTGGGACGCGCCCAGCTTACCCAGCTCGATCATGCGATCACACATGGCCGGGTCGTACTTAGACGGGTTTGTTTTCTTTACTGTCATTATTTTGGTTTTTTAGCGGTCTTTGCAGACTGAATAAATGCGTCCTTGGTTGGAGCACCCTCAGCGCCCGGCTTGCGCATCTTTTCGCCAGATCCCTGCTTGATACGTTCACGTTTTTTTTGAATGTTGGCGTAGAGGCCAGGTTTAGTTGCCATATAATAGTCCATAAGTTATGCACCAAAGCTCTAAACCTAACCGGTAGGTTAAGTATAGAGCGATGGACGCGATGATTAATTGGTGGAGTAGCACGGTACTGCCCCGTGGTCCGCTGGGTTGCATATTAGCCTTGGCCCTTCGTCGAAACTATACCTACCCCATTGTAAAAAAGTCGCGACTTTTTTGTAAACTGGTTCAAAAAAGTCGCAACCGATACTAAAATACTGCCGTGATACGATTAAAGCGTTTAACGCCGTCGACCAATTGTGCCTCGATCGTGGTGCTGATGAACTTGTTCATCTCGATTGCGTTGTCAATGATCTCGTGCATGTTGGGGAACTGTGGGGCCTTCTCGAGTAGTTTCTTACCTGTCTCGTCTGCTATTTCCCAGGCCTTTAGCTGAGCGTTATACTGCTCGGTTAAGAACTCCTTGGAGGTCTTGAGTAAGTCATAGCGTAGTTCAAATGGGTTCATGTAATTCTCCTGTGTGTAAATGTATGTAAAGTAGGACTTTCATGTATCTCCCGATAGATTACTTGTCCTATATCTACTAATGCAAAGTCTACTTCTTTTCCGCCCCATCTGGGTTAATTAATAGTCTGTCGCGCTCTGCAGCGCGAGCTTTGGCTTCTTTAATTGACTGGTTAATAACTAGGCGGGTCACTGCCCCGGCCATTTCTTGAATCTTTTTTTCCCTAGCCTCCTCTTTGTCTGCCAGTGCCTTATCGACATCGTTACGGATACCGGCCCGGTTTAACAAATCTTTAAGATTCATTTTTCTGCGCCTTCTCAACGGCCTCTAGGCTATCCTTTGCCTGCTTAACTTGTGGGGCCGCCTGTTTTTGTATTGCGTTAATAAAACCCGCAACATGAACAAATGGTGACTGCCCCAACACATTTAACAACGCGTTAATTTCTTTTACAGAAAACTCCAACGTCACGTTAAAGTCATTTAATAATTCCTCGCTCATTTTTTGCCTTTCTTTATTTTAAGTTCTACGTCTACATCTGGTTTATATTTAGCTAACGGCGCAAAGTGTTGTTTGTGTACCATCTGCTCAAAGCCATCATATAGTCGCTGGTTTTGAAGTTTTGATGCGTATTTTATCCCGCTGATGTAGTTGTACACGTCGTCCTCGGACATGTGCTCGGCCTTGTCTAAGTACTGCCGTAAGAACTCGTCAAGGTAATCCTCTACCTGTGCGCATTTCATAATGTCTTGCTCCAGGTCAAACCGATCATACTCGCTCCATAGGTTCATTTCTTTTTCTTCCGTTTCTTTTTGTTAAAGTCAAATACATACCACTCGCCGACGGCGTCAATGTTTTCTAATACGCGTTTGAAATATTCTAGATCTTCTTTTTCAAAGTCTTTTAGTTTCTTCTTAGACTTTAAAACTTTTATGTCGTCAGTTAGCGAGTGATACGTGTCTAGTAAGTGTGCCTCCATAATTGCGTCGGCGGTCTCCCAGTCTACCGTTATAGTTAACCCTTGAATCATAATAGGTACCCCACGATTGTTAATAGCACGCCAACTGCGATAATGCAGTTAATAACCAATCGCTTCCAAAGCGCACAGTCTGGCTTAAAATTATCCGTCACGCTATAGGCAAGTATGCCTGTTATTAATAGTGTTACTCCAATACCCGTCATCATGTTATTCTCCGTTCAATTTCTCTATCAAGATACCACCTCGCCTTACGTAAATCTTCGATTGCGTCATTCTTAAGGTCGGCGCGCCAAATGTATTTAACTGCGTTGCCAAGGCAAAAGCCCATATGCTCGGTGATCTGTATGCACTCGACACCGCTGGGGTGATCTGTGTAGTGTTTAGGCTTGTTCACTGCGTCGTGCATTTCTCATCTCCCGTATCTGTGTCTGCATCGTAGTTACCTCGTCCATTGTCTCGCACTGCCATACACCCATCAAATTATCAAATCGACTGTGGCTTAGGTCAATGTCTTCGACGCCCATCAGCGTCTCCATCATGTACTTGTCATTGTATAAATACTCCACAATAAAGTGGCTCATAGCTTTAGCTCCTTTCTGATTAACTCAACGCCTTTGGCAAAATGATAACGCCAATACTTTTCTGTTACGCACACGTCTGTATATGTCAACCCATCCAAAAACGAGTCTATAATAAACTTTTGCTTGGGTGGTAACTTCTCTTCAACTAATCTACGCACGTCAGTAATATCCTCCGGGTCCCAGGGTAGCCAGCCCTCAATGATGCTAGACGACACACCCTCTGTCTCGTCCTGCTCAATAGGGTCTGGGTCCTCATCGCTGAGTCGCGGGGCCGTTGCGCGGACTTTGTATATTGTTATCTTCTTCATACTTGGGTATCAAAAATTGCTGCTGCGTAAATGTTTCCCATGCCGGCGGCTAGACTTAGTAGTAAACCGTCTGGTGCGTTCGTGTCTTTTGATATAAAAATATCATCTTGTTCTGTTCTATTTTTAATGCCAGGGATAACTCCTTTTTTAATACCGTCCAAAATTAAACCTGTCTCTAATAAACCACTAGCTGCAACGGTGTGCCCGATATGTTGCTTGTATGATGTCGCAATAAACCCTCCTTGTAATGTTGATAACAGTGCATTCTTTTCAGATTGATTATTGGTTGGTGTTCCAGTGCCGTGTGTCTTTACAATTTTTATATCTGACGGTTGGCATTTTGCCATTTCAATTGCACCCATAATGGCTCGTTGATATCCTTGCCCATCGGGGCGTTGACCGATTGGGTTGGATAGTTGTTCAGCAGATACCCACACACCTTTTAATTCAGCCTCGGGTTTAATGGCATTTTTCTGCACTGCACGCTCTGATTCAAAGATTGCAAACCCAGCACCCTGCCCAATAATAAACCCACCATTTTTACTATCAAAAGCGGACGGTATTGCTCCAGCCTCTTCGTCTTTTAATACTAAATTGGCATTTGATTGACCAAAAAATTCTAATGTTAATTTAGATGTAGGGTCTTCTAAAGCCAACATAATAACACGATCAAATCCCATGTTGTTAATAAGATTTTGTACGTCCATCATACATTTAATACTGGTTGCGCAGGCACTGGCGTCGGTTGCCACATAATCGTATGCCTCAAACACACCCGCCATGCGACCAGCAAAAATGTTCGTCATAGTTAAAATGCCAAGTTTAAATGTGTAATCTAATTCACTTGGTTTGTCTTGACCTTTTGCTTTACCGCCAGCCCATCCCTGCGATCCTGCGGCTAATAAAAAACCTGTCTTACCATCTACTGGGTTTGCTTTTACATAGTCCACCATTTCTTTTGTGGCCACACGATTTGCCATTTCATGAGGCACGTAAGACAGTCCTGTTTTTACTTTTGCATAAAGCTCCGGTATCCAATGAACTCGTTGTGGGTACACTAAATCATTTAATACTTTTGTGTTGGTGGTGCACAAGGTTTTGTATTTTGTAATGTATGTTTTCATATTAAAATTCAATATTGTCTAATGCTTCTTTTACAGTTTTGGGGTGTTTGGTTGCGTGTTGCTCATATAATTCAAAAAACTGTCCCGGCGTTGTTGGCTGTAACTCTTTTGCTTTTTCTTCTGTCACCCCGTAAATTTCAGAAAAATAGACAGAGATCATAATTACGTCCAAACTATCAATGCCAATTTCATTAATCGGTTCATCGAGCGATGTTGCTTGAACCTCGTTACCACTAATAGGTCTTGCTCGTTTGATTGTTTCGTTGAATAGTTCTAACTTGTCCATTTTTTCTCCTTATATTATACTAATGCAAATTTTAGGGCGTTTAGCAGGGCGTCCTGCAAATTTATTTTTCCGTCCAATACCTTGACCACTTGTTCGTCAATGCTGCCGGCTATGGTTAGATGATGAATAATAACCGGTTTTTCTTGGCCTTGGCGGTAGATCCTAGCATTTGCTTGGATGTAATTCTCACTGCTC